GGATATTTCTTTAATGCTTTTAATAGCATGAGAGATAGATGGACTAAGATGACTGTGGGCTGTTCTGACTCATCACAAGTATCAGAAGAATTTATTGAAGATATGTCTATAAAATACGGAGAAGATTCTAATGTTTTCCGTGTCCGTGTACTAGGCGAGTTTCCAAAAGCCGAAGATGACACAGTTATACCACTTTATATGGTGGAAAGCTCTATAGGTAGAGATATTACAGTTGACCCCTATGAACCTGTTATTTGGGGTTTAGACGTTGCGAATTTTGGTTCTGACAGAACGGCATTGTGCAAAAGACGTGGCAATACATTAATAGAAGATGTTAAAACGTGGCAAGGCAAAGACCTAATGGAAACAGTAGGTATTGTTATGAACGAATATGAATCTTGCAATTACAAAGATAAACCAACAGATATTATGGTAGATAGTATAGGTATCGGTTCTGGAGTAGCGTCAAGGCTATCCGAATTGGAACTACCTGCCAGACCCATTCAGGTTTCTGAAAGTCCAGCTCTTAAAAGCAAATATATGCGATTGCGTGATGAGTTGTGGTTTAGGGCAAGAGAATGGTTTGAGGGTCGTGACGTTAGTATTATGCCAGACGACAAATTAATAGAAGAATTAATAGCACCTCGTTTTAAATTTACCTCAAATGGTAAAATTAAAGTCGAAGCTAAAGACGAGTTTAAAAAAAGATTAGGTGGTCGCAGTTGTGACCTAGCAGATGCTTTTTGTTTAACATTTGCTCAACAAGCCTTTACAGCCTCTATTAGAGGTAGCCAACATCATTGGAATAAACCAATACAATACAAGGACGATTCATGGGTTACTTAGACGACTTAGACATTATGTTTGAACCAGAGCAAGAATTTGCTGCTGATAATCCTGTGACTCACGCCCTTTTTGTAAAATTAATTGGTGAGTTAGAATCTATGCACAAAGAAGGAATGGCTTGGCAAGACATTTGTAATATTACTCTTGCTGCTTCAGCTTTTAGTTTTTTTAAAGATGGCGGTAATGCTGACGAATTTCTTGATAAACTAATGACAGTTAATATTGCACCAGATAATATAGACATAAACTAGGAGAAAATTATGGAACAACTAAAAAATATTTTTAATTACGTTAAAGACCATTCATGGGATTACGTTGATGCTGCATTAGGTGGTATTATTGGATTACTTTTATTCATCATTATAGTGAGTTAGAATCATGCAAAGAAGTCAAATATTAGCTATGGAAAGGGAAATTAAAAAACCTGCTCCTAAGAAAACTGAAAAAACTGAAAAAAAGCCAACAACCAAAAAAGGTTAAGTAATGGATAAGTTAGAATTTAATGCTTTAGTGCGTAATGAAATTGAAAGCGCATCAGGGTATTATAACTCAGAATATGGTGAAGATCGCATAACAGCCATGAACTATTATATGGGCGAGGAGTTTGGAAACGAACAAGAAGGTCGCTCTAAAGTTGTTACAACAGAAGTTGCTGACACTATTGAGTTCATCATGCCAAGCCTTATGCGCACTTTTACTCAGACAGACGAATTTGTAAGGTTCATGCCTCGTCAACCTGAAGATGTAGAAGGTGCAAAACAGGCAACATCTTATGCAAATTATGTTCTTAACTGTCAAAACAACGGATTTGTTGTTCTGCATAACTTCTTTAAAGACGCATTATTGCAAAAAATTGGCGTTGTTAAAGTGTATTATGATGAGACAGAAGAAGCCCAAGAAGAAGAATATACTGGGCTATCAGATGATGAGCTAACATTATTACTACAAGACTCTAATGTTGAGATAGTATCACAAAACACCGAAGAATATGGTGAGGAAAGTGTTGACGAGATGGGTATGCCTGTTTCGGATTATTCCGTTTCTCATGACGTTGTTGTAAAACGTATGTCTTATGGTGGTATGATTAAAATTGACAACATTCCGCCTGAAGAATTTTTAGTTTCAAAACGTTCTTCATCTATTGAAGATGCCGATTTTGTAGCCCACCGCACAACTATGAAAGTAAGTGACCTTATACAAATGGGTTATGACCGAGAAACAGTAGAAAAATATGCAGGACATACAGAGTTAGATTCTAATTCCGAAACTACAAATCGTTTTGAAGATATTGAAAATAGCGACACAACAGATTCAAGAGATATGTCAATGCGTGATGTGTTGGTTGTTGAATCTTATATTAAATCAGATTATGACGGAGATGGTATTGCTGAGTTACGCAGAGTTGTAACACTAGGTAGTGCTTATGAGGTAGTAGAAAACGAAACCTTTGACCATGTTCCTTTCGCCTGTTTATCACCAATATTAATGCCACACAGATTAGTTGGTAGAAGTATTGCTGAACTTATTATGGACTTGCAGTTGATTAAATCAACAGTTATGCGTCAGTTGTTAGATAATATATATCTTACAAATAATGCTCGTATAGCTGCCGTAGAAGGACAAGTTAATCTTGATGATTTATTAAACTCAAAAGCAGGCGGTATAATTCGTATGAGGCAACCTAACTCAGTTCAGGTGCTTCAGCCTCCTTTGGTTGGGCAAAACGCATTTAGCCTGCTTCAATATTTAGACGAGATAAAAGAACAACGTACTGGTTTATCTAAAGCGTCTATGGGTCTTGATGCAGATGCACTACAGTCAACAACGGCTACTGCTGTTGCTGCACAAATGAGTGCTGCACAAGGTAAAATTGAAATGATTGCAAGAGTGTTTGCAGAAACAGGTGTTAAACAAATGTTTAGACTTGTGCTTACATTATGCCTACATCATGGCAAGAAAGAACAAATGATACGTCTTAACAACAAGTTTGTACCTATTGACCCTTCCAACTGGAAACATGAGTATGATTTAACAGTTAATGTAGGGTTAGGTTCTGGTCAAACTAACGAGAAAATGGCGTTCCTTGCACAAATGGCACAAAAACAAGAACAAATATTGCTTCAAATGGGTGCTGAGAACCCATTAGTAGATATGCAACAATATAGAAATACTCTTGCCGAGCTTGCAAGTATGGCAGGATTTAAAGATGCGTCAAGATTCTTTAAAAATCCAGAAGATACACCTCCGCAACCACAGCAACCTCCGCCTCCTAGTGAAGCTGAGATGAAGATGCAATTTGAACAACAAAAATTCCAAGCTGAATTAGAGTTGCAAAAGGCTAAACAAGCTGCTGAGTTAGAATTAAAACGTGAAGAATTACAAATGAAGATGCAAATACGTCAAGAAGAACTTAGGTATGAAGCACAATTAAGAGGATTTGAACAGCAATTAGGTGCTAACCCATCTACTAATTTACCGAGAGTCGAGTAATGGATCAAGAAACATTAGATATATTAAAGGGTTTGCAAGTTGCTCAACCAACAACACAGCAAGTTGATTATTCAGGTTTTATGAATGATTTTCAACCTGTGCAAAACTATCCTAATTATTTTGTGCCACAACAAGGTTTATTGCAAAACACACCTACATTAGACACATTGTCAGATTTAGATGTTATGCAACAAAGACCGCAACTTGTAACAAATATGCTTAACCAATACCCAACTCTTGAAAATGATTTTCAAAGAAGTTTTGCGGTTAATCCTGATACATTTAATATGGAAGTATATAAACCATTACCTTATGACGCTGACTATTGGAACTCCTTTGCTACTCAAGCAGGTGGTACAACTGGTGGTGGTGTTGGTTTAGATGCTGTAATTGGCGGTGGTTTATTAGCTAGTAAATTATTAGGCGGTTTAGGCGGTAGTGATGATGATAATGATGATGATAATAGTGATGATAATGATGATGGTAATGATGATGGTAATGATGGCACAAATGGTAATGGAGAAAATGTTACAGGAGGTGGCACAACTGTAAGTGGCACAACTGGAGGTGGAGCAGTTATTATAGGTTCTGGTAATAATGATGCTGAAATTGATAATACAGAACTTGACATGAAAGATGACATTAAAGATGGCAATAAAGTTGGTGGTAATAATTCAACTGTTAATGGTACAGGTAGTAATACTATTATAAATACAGTTGGAGGTGGAAGTGATAGTGTTGATGGAAGCACAAACCTTGACACAAAAGATAGTAGTTCAGGATATATAACACAAAATGATGCTAATGATATTATTCAATCATTAATCGACTCAAACGATATATCATTGATTGATGCTAGTTCCTTAATAGATACAATAAATAATACAAGTGCAAATTTTGGCACAACACTTTTAAGTGGTTTAAGTCAAATATCAAATGTTGGTAACGCTACTGCCGCAACTAATTTAATTAATAAAGTACAATCAAATATTGGAAGTTCATTAGCAAATAGTCAATTTGGTATTCTTGACAATGCAATAGGTTCATCAAGTGCTGTAAATTTAGATGGTTCTTTAATTACATTAGATGGTAAATTATCAGATTTATCTCCCACAGGTATTAGCACATCAGGTGCAAGTTCTTTTAATTCATATTTTGATAAAGCAACAGGTGAATATTTTACGCAAATTTTAGATGGCAATAATAATCTTGTTTGGACAAAAGAAATAGGTCAAGGCATTAAAGTTGATGCTAATGGAAATTTAGTTAATACTAATTTCCAAATAGTAGATGACCCAAGAGGTATGTTTGATAGAGTTAAAGGTGGTTTTACAGACTTTATGAATAATCCTCTTAATGAAGGTTTTGGTGCTGCAGGTTCAGGATTAAATAATGCAACACAACTTACAGGTGGTGAATTATTTTCTTTAGGTGGTGGTTTATTAAGTTTAAATTCTGCACTTGAAGAAGCAACACTAACAAATGTTTTTGGTACAGCAGTTGGTTTAGGTGCATCAGGTCTTTTAGGCGGTGCTGCATATGGTTCTGCTGCTGCTGCTGGAGCTACTGGAGCTGCTGCTGGTGCTGGAGCTATTGGAATACAAGGTCTTGCAACTAATCCATTAACAGCACCTATTGCTATGGCATTATTATTTGCAGAAGGTTTAGAACCTGACCCATCTAATAAAACAGGTTTTAGTGGTTTTGATTTAGCAACCTCATCAAGTGAAGATTTTGGCTTGGGTGGTGATAAATTTAAACAAGGCAACGTTGATAAAGCATCAGCAATATCACAAGGTATGGGTACTGCTATTAATACTATTGCAGATGGTTTTGGTTTAAAAACACAAGGTGATGTTTTAGTGCAAACAGGTAATCGTGACCCATTAAGTGTAACTTACGGCAATCAAGAAGCAGAACAAACTGCAGATAATAGATTAAATTATAATGCAGAAACTGGAGATATTATTAACTCAACTG